TGTTACTGAAAATTTCTGTCCGCGCTCATCTTCAAAAAAGAAGTCAGCCATTTTTGCTGTAATACCATTTTTATCAATTGTTACTTTATCACCACTGATTTTAATGACATCAGCGTCAATTCCTTTTGCTGTTAGCCATTTAACTATTGTGTCGGCATTAATATTCAGTTTTTCGGCATCAATTGTAATCTTACCAGGTGACATATTGATAGAAGTCATGATGCCATCTTTTAAAATCTGTGCTAGAATCCCTTCATCTAACACTTCTAACCTAGATTCTGTTTTCTTTACATAGGCATTATAAGTCTCGTTTATAAAACTTTCCTGCTTTCCGGAAAGGATAGTAACACCTTTCTCATTGGCAGTAACACTTCTTTCTAACTCTGTTACTTTTTTTTCGTAATCCTTAGTCGCTACTTTATCAGCAATCTCTTCAATCATTTTGTCTTTATCTACAATATCAACTGGATTCTCCATAAATGATGATGGTTTCTCACCAATTTGCAGCATGGGTTGCGCCATCCATAGACGGCCATTTTTACGGGCCCAAAACAGCACTTTAACTTTCTTTGTCCCTTCCACTAATAGTCCTGCTACATGTGTACGAATCCATGTTCCTTGTGCAATAGTTATTTCTTGTAAGTAATTTTCAATCATTTTATTGTTTACATCGTAACATTGAAGCTCGATAGCTGCTCCGGCATCTATACTAGCTTTGTTATCTGTATAAAAGTAAGCAGAGAAAACATAATTCCACCCAGGCCCAGCGTTTATATAATCGTGTGATGCTCCTTTATACACACTGCTCGCATTACCTGTAGTAATAACACTAAGTGAATTGCACCCCTTATAAGTGACTTGTGTATCTCTTGCTGCGTTTGAAGTTAATTGCCAATATTTCGTGTCGTTCTTCCACAAGACATTGCGTAAAACCGTTTGGTTACCAATTCCACCAACATAATCTTCAACATCTTTCATTTTCACAGCCATCTCAAGTGCGTTAGAATGTTGTTTAATTGTAGCTTGCGATTCAGAAAGCTGTTTACCTTGTGTTGTTTGTATTTCTTGTAACTTACTAACGTTTTGAGAAATACCTTCAGCATTTTTTTCTGCTGCTGTGAAACGTTTATCAAATCCACTTTGATTATTTTCTACTTTTGTTACTGTTTCTTTGAATCCATCCACACTTTTTTCAATCTCAGTTGTTCTCTTGGTGAATTCATCATTTGTTACTTGATCTTCTGGTGCTGGTGTCCATTCAGTTGCTTTATTCCCTATCTCAATCTGAAAATTAGAAACAGTAACTTTTGCTCCATTCGTAAAATTATCTAATCTCATATTTACAGACTTAAAAGTACTACCACTGATTGTGATTACACCTAAATATTTTCCACTTAAGTTTTGAGGAGAAAATGTAATTTTGGATGCAATAAGAGGATATGGATTACTCCCTTGCATATACAAAGTACCTGATGGTGTTGTGGTACCTTCAATTTTCCAATCAAAAGAAACACAAATTTCTTTATTTAAAATCGAGCTAGCGTCTCCACCTACAAAATTATAGATATTTACCGTTTGATTTGCTGTATTATTACCAACTACACTAGCCGGAATCGATGTTCCAAGAACGACATTACGCCCACCTATTTTTGTATTATCAACCTTCTTTTCTACGCTCTCTAATTTCTCACTGATCTTCCCAGCTTTTTCTGTAATTTCAGTTGTGGTTTTCTTTAGATCATTTGTTGTTTGCTGCACCTCAGAGATTATCTTTTTTGTGCCTTCAGAAGTCTCTACTACTGTATTTAATTTTTCAGTGATTTCACCGTCTTTTTTTGTTAACGATGCAATAGATTTAGTAAAACCTTCGTTGGTTTGTTTCATTTCAGAGACAGTTTTATTCATTTCACCTTGAGAGTTTTGTACATTTTTAATAGTTAGAGAAACCTCTTGGAGATTTTCTGTTACTTCCTTGAATTGACCCGAAGTTTCTTTTTGAGCTTCTTCCACCTTTTTATTTAATTCTTCTTTTGTAGCCTCAATATCTTTGTTTACCTGTACCAATGTTTCTTTCTTAACGGATTCCACATCAGGAACAACAGGATCCCATTTACCATCCTTCCACAATTTCAGAATACCAGGCTTGCCTTTGCTGATATCTTGCCACAACGTTTTTCTATCCTTTAAGTTTTCCGTTGGTGGATTCACACCTTCGATAATATCAACGGTGTTATTCTTCAAATTCTCAGCCACTTGTTCAGCAATTTTCTTTGCTGCTTCCGATTCTTTTCGAATGACTTCTGTTTCTTTTACGTTTTCTTGAAGCTTTTTATCTAACATATCTAGTAATTCTTTAGATGCTTTATTTGATAAGCTACCCATGATTTGTGCGTATAACCTATCGATAAGGTTTCGTGTATCTGCAATTTCACGATAGTCACCAAAGATATATTTATCTTTTGATGGATCAGTGTCACATTCATCAGCTGCGATTAACCTAGCTTCTAAGAAAAGTGGCGGACTAAACCCTGTATCTTTTATTCGTACCGTATCTCCTTTACGAACCGATTCATGAGATAAACCGACCACTTTTTCAAGCGCTACTGCACTTACTTCGTATAAAGTAGAACTATTAATCCGTTTCTTTAATTCTGCTTCAGTTAATTGTTTGAGGCGTTCCTTCGTCATATCTTGATCTTCTGTTTGCGGTGAATACATATCAAATAAATGCTTGCCATCTTTCGACCAACGTTGTAACGCATCATTGTTACTTACGTACAACTTCCCATCATTGATATCTTCAAAGGTCAGAAATTCACCAGTTTCACTATTTTGTGGACCAACACCTACAAGAGCGGTTACTACATCTTGGCTACTCTCAATACGTCGAATACCTTGTACATCTTTTCCTAGTAAAAACTCTTTCCCATTGTCACGACCAACCTTTTTTACTAAATCTACATAACGACCGACAATAAAAGATCCCAGTATTTCTGTTCTAAAACGAATTTCAATTTCAAAAGTAGATGCGATTTGTTTTAAAAAATCAAGTGGATTTGTGAAATCTTTAATGTGAATAGTCCGTACACCACTATACTCAGTATCCCCGCGTTTCCATTCTGTACCTTGTAAAGCAAAGTCCATAGATTCGTTGACTGTAGTAGCTTGCAAAGTTTGCGGTTTAATTACGGTCGCTTTCTTTAGCTTTGTATGTTCACCAAGTGCGTGAATTTTTTTAGAACGGTCTGTTGCATCTTGTTCCGCTTCTGTAATAACGTACGAAACAAAAGTACCATCTCTAGTTTGTTTTACTATAAGATTTTGTTGCATGAGTTTGGTGGATTCTTTTGTCCCATCCATTGTATTGAACTCTAATTGATCTATATTATTTTTAATCTCCCACTGGCGGATATCGTTCCAGTAGTTTTTTTCTTGTATAACGCCAATAATCTGATCTGTTTTATAGTCCACAATGTGTAATAGATTATTTGCTTTACTCATCTATAACGCTCCCTATATGTGACATCTACCTGTCCAATGTTGTTTGGGAATATTTCGATTTCATTTTTTCCTTTTTCGACACGTATATAGTCACTCAAAAAATCCTTTATATTAATTGCATCTGCTCCATTAATACGTATACTTGCATCCGATGAATCGATTTCTACAAGATCACCTTTTTGAACAATGTAAGGTATTTGGCGTTCTGTATTGCTATTTACCTTTTGCACTTTAATATCATGCACAGCTGCAGTTAATGATGGTGCATCATTAAACGAACATATATGCACAACAATTTGAGCTACCTTTTTCATAAAGCTATTGCCCGTATCCCACCATTGGGCGAATTTTTCTGTATGGTAATTTCCTTTTTCATCAAGCAAGGCAATATCACCTTGCCAATAGTTCCCTACTCGTGCAATGTGTAGACGTCCATAAAAATTATTCCAAGTTGAACGATAATAACCGGTTTCCGCTATAATTAGATGATTGTAGTCACCGTTTCCCGCCATAACTTCACCAAAATTTTCGCTAGAATTTCTATATGCATCGAACATACCTACTTTTCCGACTACAACGCTGCTTTCATCTAATAAATAAAGTTCTACACGTCCCATAGTTGCAGGGTTTAAGTTTCGACATTCAACTATTGCATCAAGTGTGAAATCTTGTAGTGGTCCACCTGTAATGCTTTTTTTCACCGCTGGCCCATGCCAAAATTGCCCTTGACCGTAATCAGATGGCATGATACGTGCGCCATCCGCTATCATTTTACCTGCTACAATTCCGTAATCAGAAACAAAATCTTTCCCTACTTCCGTCCAACCTACTAGAGAATTCGCCTTATCATGCATAACCAATTCATACCTACTTATAGGTGTTTCATCTACCTTGACTGGATATCCTATACGAAAATGTTGATCTCCATTTTTATTTATAATATCGATGAATGTGGATGGATTTTCTACCTGTATTTTAAATTTAGGTTCTGAAAACACACTTCCCTCATTCGAAACATTCATTTTAATAATATTATTTTGTTCTAGTTTTGCTTTTGCATTTCGAATTGGTCCTAATTTATAAGGCATTGGGCAAATAAAAGTGATAACTCCTTTGCCTCTGTTTACCATTTCATCCAAATCAATTGAACCATCAATAAAAGCTAAATACGTTCTATCTAGTTCATCATCAAAAATAAGTTCTGCCGGTTGGTCTGTAATTAACCAATTTGCTAAATCCTCTTTTAGCTTTTGTAAATCTGCTATATCTTTCTTTGCTTTAATGACAAAAGGAACGTCAATACGGCGTTCCTCCGTTTCTGTATTAATAAAAAAAGCTCCTGGACGATGAGGAACTCTGACAAGATTTCTTTTAATTGGAGACCAAGAAGGACGTTTTCTCCCTATTAGCATTTGAATATAATCTTTTCTAATATTATTAAATGTAAAGCTTAATTTGCTCAAAAATATCACCGTCCTTAAAATTGCTCTAATCGTTTTCGCTTACGTTCTTGAAGATCTGTAGTATATTCATACGTACCATTTGCTAACTCTTTACCATCAAGAATATTGGTCATATTTACAGTAAGATTAATTTCCTTTTCATTAAGTGATCCATTTGGATACATGTTACTATTAGTTGAAACTGTATTCTGCCCAGCATTAGGTTGGTTATAACTTGCAAAATCATTTAAAGAATCACTAGGAATATTGAAATGTGAGGTTTGGAATCCAAAATCAAATACCGATGGCATATTACTCATCTGTTTCTTAACCGTTCCAACCACATTTCTTGCTGCATCCACAACAAACCGTTTACCTTTATCCATCCCCACGCCAACACCCTCTGGAACCGCGCTACCAACAGGGATCATAACTTTACTTGGACTATTTATTTCAAGTGCTCCAGAAATAGTCTTTTTAATGTCATTTGCAATGCCTGCCGCCTTACTAAATAATCCACCAGATGCATCATCGATACCTTTTCCAAGTCCTTCGAGAATACTTTTACCTATTGAATAAAGATTGATTGTGCTGAAGAACTTTTCAACCGTGTTCCACTTTTCTTCAATATCGCTCTTTATTTCCTTCATTTTATCAGTAACAGCTTTTTTCTTTTCTTCAAATTTCCTTGAAACTGTATTTTTTATTTCTTCTACCGTATTACTGACCGAAGTTTTTGTTTCTTCCCACCATTTTGTTATACCTGACCATGTTTCTTGCATTTTTCGAACAACATCATCTTTCATAACTTGATATTTGGACTTTATTTCTCCGGTTTCCCAATCAACTTGATTTGCATGTTCACCAGCCTGAGCTTTTGCTTCACTCACAATTTCAGTATGTTTGTCTTTTGCTGTTGAAACCGTACTTTGATATTGGCGATTCGCCTCCGCAATAGCTGCTTCCGCTTCTTCTTTATTAAGTGTTCCTGACTCATCTCGTAAACGTATAGCGTACGCAATTTTGTCATCACGAGTTTTCTTTGCATCTTCAATAACCTTATCTCTTGCTTTCGCACTATTTTCGACGACTTCAACAGCTTGTCTAGCTGTAATTTCACTTGCTTGTACCCTCATGTTTTCATAAATAACTTTTTGCTCCATCTGATTTGCCGACATGTGTTGAATAGCCGTTCTATCCATTTCATCTTGTAAAGCTTGTAAAGAAATTCTTTCGGATGTAGTCAATTCACGTTTTTCATTCGTCGCTGTTTGAATAATTTCTTTAATTTTATTTTCTTTTTCCTGTGTCTTTAGTTTTTCTTGTTCATAATGCTGGTTCATTTGTTCGATTCGTTTATTTTCTTCTTCAGCGGTTAATACATATGAATCACCAAAAAACTTTTTAAGTCCTTCAATTTCCTTTTGTTGTCTTGCATTTGTTTTTTCTATAATTGTGTTAGCTAATTTATCATACTGTCCGATTAGCTTTTGCGACTGTTCTTCTGTTATTACTTCATGGTTTAGTCTAATTTCAGTTAACTTTTGTCTAATACCATCAGATAACTTAAAATACTCCCCCATAACTTTCTTTGTGGAGGAACTTACTTTACCCTCTGTATTTGTAGCAAAACGATTTACTGAAGCAATACTGTCCTCAGTTGCTTTTTGATATGCTTTATATGCTACAACTCCAGTTCCGATAAGTGCTGCTGCTACTAAACCAACTGGCCCAAGTAATAAACTTACTGCACCACCTAGAAATCCAACCGCCGCGCTAGCAAGACCAGCTGCACCACCAACAATTCCTAATGATGTTGCTAATGCTCCAATCCCTGACATAATCATTCCAACAGCCGCTAAAACTACACCTATTGCTGCAGCTACAGCTGTTAGGGCAAGAACAATACCACCTGTAATTGCTATCGCCTTTTGTACTGGACCAGGTAATGCATTAAAGCCATCCACAAGTTTTTGTAGTCCAGCAACAAAAACACTAACCACAGGGGCAAGCGCATCACCAATTGTCTTTTTCATTGTAGAAAATGCGGAATCTAGTAATGTAATACGTCCTTTTAAAGTGTCAATTTTGGTCGCTGCAACTTCCGCTGCTGTAACTTTTGACATTGCATCCCACATGCTATTTACACCGTTAGCACCTTCTTTGAAAAGAATAGTTGCACCACGTACAGCATCCGATCCGAATAACGTTTCTAAAGCCATACTTCGTTGTTGGTCTGTTAAATCTTTCATAGACTCATGAAGGGTTCCTGAAATGTTTTCTAGACTTTGAATATGCCCCTGTTGATCATAGAATTTTGAAGATAAGAAAGCTGAACTTGTTGCTAACTCACGGAATGTGGTATCGCACTTATCATTCCATTTCTTTACACCTTCCGTTTTCATTACATAGCTTTCTAGTGCAACTTCAATATCTCCCACACTTCTAGATGCCGGTGTGATGCCGTTTTTAACTAAGAAATCAAATCCAGCCTGCGCATTATAAGTAATAAGACCCAAATCTGCCATCTTGTTATACGCTTCTTTAGTTGAAGGGTTCAACCTCATAAGCATCGTTTTTAAAGACGTACCTGCATCAGAACCTTTTAAACCGTTTTGAGCAAAAACCGCTAGCGTTGTAGCTGTATCTTTAAATGTCATACCTGCTCCTGCTGCTACCGATGATGAAGCTGAAAGACCATATTTTAACTCGCGTACATCTGTGGCTGAAGCATTAGCGGCTCCAGATAAAATATTTGCTGCATCTGCTACTGAAAGATGATCTGCTTTAAATGCATTTAAGGCTGTGGAGGCAATTTCAGCCGCTTCACCTAGTTCTAGTTCTCCGGCCGTTGCTAAGTTAAGAGCACCATCTAAACCGCCGTTTATAATATCTGTTAAACCAACTCCAGCCTTTATTAACTCCTCTATACCTTGACCGGCTTGTACACTAGAGTACTTCGTTGTCTCTCCCATATCAACAGCCAATTCACTTAACTTTTTCATTTCCGCTCCAGTAGAACCGGATACAGCTTTAACGTTAGCCATTTGTTGCTCAAAGTTCATTGATTCAGTGACCGCTGATTTTAAACCTCGTCCTATTGCATAAGTCATCCCACCAAACACCATACCGATTTGCATTCCTGCATTTTGCAAATGATTACCTAATGTCTCCATGCGATTACCGAAGTTCAATAGACGATTGCCTTGTTGTTCTAATTCACGATTTGCCTGTTGTAATTGTGTTTCAAATCGATTTAATTCACTTGTTGCTCGGTGGATTTGCTCAGAATATCGTTGCGCTGACTGACTTGCTTCCCCTTCTTCTGTCTTGGCTCGATTATAAGATTGTTGAAGTTCCCTAATTTTTTCTTTTTGTTTATCTACCGTACGAGATAAAACATCAACTTTAGCTCGTGTTTGTTCAGTGGCATTAGAAAAACCGCCCATTCCTGTTGTAATAGACTGAAATTCAGCCTGTAGGGATTTTAAAGAGTTATTTAACTTATCCATCCCTTTTTGTTCAGCTTGCTTATTTACTTGCTTTAATTCATTTTCAAATCTATTTAAATCAGCAACTGCCTTATTAACCTGTGAAGCATATCGCTGGGTTGCTGCATCATTCTCACCTAATTTAGCCTTATTTTGATCATATGCTTGTCGTAACGCTTTAACTTTCTCTTTTTGTGCGTCAATGAGCCTACTTAGCGTATCCATTTTCGCTTGTGTTTGTTGACTAGCACTAGCGAAACCGCCCATCCCTGTACTTACCGATTTCAATTCACTCTGTAATGTCCTTACCGCTCGTCCCGAATTCGCTATACCTTGACGGAAATTTACATTATCAAGGGAAAGCCTAACTACTAAATTGTTCATTTCATTTGCCAATGTCTCACCTCCTTGTTAGATAATGTTTTCTGCCGGAACTTCAATTTCATTCGAATTCTTATCTTCAACATTTGAATTATCTTGTTCACGTTGCTTTCGATTCAGCCTTAAATAATGCCAAATATCCATTTCATTATCGATATGATGATGTTTATAACCTTGACGTAATAAAGAGAGGTAGAGCTCGTCCATAAACTCATTGAACGTCAACCCTCCTCCCTCTACGCGTTTGGGTTTTCTTCTTCTCCAGCTCCATGATTACCACCAGCTGCTTCCACAGTTTCATTAATAATTGTGTTGATTACATCTGAAGTTGTCGTTAAGAATTTACGAGCATCCACACCATCCCAATATTGATCTAATGTAAATTGACCATCGTACACTTTCACTACGAATTTGACCATTTTATCCATATCCTCTGGACCTGGATTATTTGGAATTTCAGCAAGCTCAGGGGCTTGACGTATAAGACGCGCTGGAATAAAATCCGGCATATTAAAAATTTGTTTTTCTCCATCAATTCGTAAAGTTAATTTCATAATATATTCCTCCTCGTTAATAAAAAAGAGAGAGCAAACGCTCCTTCTTACTTTCCTGCTGGTGGTTGAGTAACCGTTTTTTCATATACTTTTTTAAACCAATTATCACCAATAGCTTTTGTAAATGTAGGTTCGTCTTCGTCTGCTGTAAATTTCGTTCTATCATCAAAATCACGTTCGATGAATGAACCTTTTAGTTTCGTTGTTTGGAAGTTTGGTTTATCTTTTTTCGTTTCGCCTTCTTCCTCTTCTTGTGAAAGCTTTCCTTTTAACAACCAAACATATCGATATTTCCCATTAGCCTTTAAAAAGCGCCATCCGATTGCTAGGTATGGCTTTTCACCCTCTCGTTTTTCATCTAATACACCATCAGTAACTTCTGGATATCCCTCAATATCTGCCTTTGTTGATAACGGAAGACCTCGAACTTCAATTTCAACTTCCACTTCACCGTCAGACTCAGCAATTTCAGACTTTTTGTTATCACTCCACATAATTTCGGAAGATACTTTTTTAGATGTTTTAACCTTTACTGCGCCTTCCATTTTTTTAACCGTACTGTAGTCAACACCTGTCGCATCATCTTTCAATGACTTCGCGTAAACTATGTTATCTACACCGACAGTTGAACTGATTTTAATAACTTCTCCAGACATCTATAACTCCACTCCTTTCGCGAATCGCATCGCGTAATGAAAAATTTGTGTATCATCTTCAAATAAATCAGCAATCGCATAACGTGAGAAGCCAATATTTTTCATGACTTCATTCACTTTTTTATGAATTGCTGTTGTACTACCCTTTGACCAAATATCGATTTGAAATGTGATTTCACTTTCGCTTTCCTCGTTATCTGCAAAGCCATCTGGACTATTGTTTAATTCAAAAAATGTAATCCTTGGAAACTCTTCAGCGTTTTTGGCTTTACGATAATAAATGCGTTTTCCACCCAATAAAGAAACAAGCTCCTGATTATTTTCAAGAGCTTGTACAATTTCGGGGCGTAAATTTATCATAAATTCAACCTCATTTCGTTCTTCAAAATGTCTGTCATAGCACGGATCGCGGCTTCTTTTGAAGAATTAAATCCTGGTTCTATAAATGGTTGAGCCGGCATTTTAGAAGTTCCCCATTCTAAAAATTTCCCATAGAAATACGGAGAGCGATCTGCTTTATCTATTCCAATCTTAATGGTTTTTACGCCGTCTTCCTTTCGCGCCTTCGTAACTCGTATATTATCAAGTAAATGTTGACCTGTACGCCAAGGTTCACTTTTCGATGGTTTCTTAGGACTGGAACTTCTAGGTTCACTTCTTTCTGCAATAGCTTTTCTAATTTGCTCCCCACCTGCTGCAAGGGCTTTATCTTCAATCTTTTCTCCACGTAGGCCCATTTGCTCTAATTCAGACATCAAACGATCAAACCCAAATAAATCTACACCATCAGCCATTCATTCCACCACGCTTCCACATGATCGATAACGTGTGTTTTTCAGTCGGAATAACTGAAACAATGTCATAAATCCTGTTCTTATACTTAATTTTCATATCAGCATTCACATCTTTGCGAAATCGGATCTCTGTTTCACCCTGGACCTCACTATTAGCTGCGGCTGCTTCAAAGTATTTTCTCCCCTTTAAAAAAATAAAAGAACCCCATACAGTAAAGGAATCTTTATAGCCATCTATTGGATCGCCGTCTGGGCTCTTTGCATCCTCGTCCTTCACTTGAAATATAAGACGTTTATCTAATTTACCTGGGTTCATGTGGAATCACCTACACAGTATTGCAACTGAACTAATATTGATTGCAAACTAAATGCTAATTGTTCAGCTTTTCCAACCGCTTCACGATTTTCATGCCAATGAGCAATTAAAATACGAGTTGCTAGTTTAGCAAGCTCGCTCTTTAAATCTACATTTTTACTTGTGGCATTTTTAATATATATTTCAGCCGCTTCTACAAAAGATGTAATGAGATCATCCTCCTCATCACCATCCACACGAAGATACTTTTTTGCTTCCTCTAATGTTAGTACCAAGAAGGACACCTCCTACCTTATTAAGCCCCTGTTTTAGGCGTAACTGTAATTTGTCCATATACAACCGCTTCTGTATCCCACAATGTAACGTCCTCACGTTCAATCGCTCGGAATTCTGTTGTATTACCTCTCCAAGCACTTCCGCCCTCTTTCGTCATATCAAGCGATAACTGCTGTCTATCCCATAGCACAACCGCTTCTTTCAGATCCCCAACAATAAATGGTGCTTTACCATCTTTATCTGTAGCAATTGTCTTATTAGATAAAACAATGACTGGCTTTCCTGACAATAACTTACGAGTTGGGTTTGTTGGATCTGGTTGAAGAAGTGGACGACCATCCTTATCTTCTAATTGATCTAAGTAATTGAATCCATCTTGGTTTGTAAAAATGTTTGCTACAGCCGAGAAAGCTGGATCTAATGTGACGTTTAATGCAGTTTTAATACCTTTGTAATCCTTTAAATCAACTTTTGTTAGCTTATTGATTTCTTGTAAAATTAAATAATTACGAGTTGCAATAGATTTCTTTGCAATCCACTGACGTAAATAAACTTCTAGAGCTTGATCCGTATCATTTAATAAATCATTTGGTACAGGTAGGAACCCTGCATAATCCTCAATAACATACGGCAAACGATCGAATTGTGGCGAAGCAATTTCTTGCATTGCATTTGGATTTCCATACTCAGATAATGGAGCGAAAGGTGTAGATGCCGCACGTTTTTCTAATGTACGAGCTCCCTTATTTGTTGAAACTGGTTGTACATTTACATATTGTTCCAAGTTGTCAACCGTTTGTTTTAGCTGATTAATAGTTGTAGTAATATCTTCTGGAACAATATAACCGCCATCTTTACCTGTATTCTCAGATAGTGCTGCTTTATATTCCTGCATAACGTTTGCTTCTTCATTACTTAAATTTTGGCCACGAATGGCTTTCATAAATACTTCTTTGTATGATGCGTCTTCATTTTTAACTGGTGCTGGAGGTAATGCTCCTGTTTGTGAATTTACAGGTTCAGGAACTTGAATTTTCTTCATTGCTAGATAGTTATCTAGTTCATTTTTTGCATTTTTCGCTTCCTCAATTTTTGCTTTTGCATCTTCATATTTACCGCTATTGTTAAACTCTTCAGCCTTCGCTTTTAAATCAGCAACTTTTTGACGTAACTCTTGTTCATGCTTATCCATTTATTAATTCCTCCTTGTTTTGGCACAAAAAATAGACCTATAGTTCTAACAGGTCTAGTGCATTTTGAATTTTTAATTGTTCATTATTATCCTTCTTTGGAACAGAAGGAGCTTTTGCCACTACTTTATTTGGTGTTTTTTGATATTTATCAAAGTAATCACTCATACATGCTGCGACTTCTTTTGCCTCTACAACTTCGATATTAAAGTATTTCTCGGCTTCTTCACCACTTAACCAGGTCTCAGCATCTACTAATTGTTGAATTTCTTCCATTTCGATGCCTTCTTTTAAGTTTTCCTTGTATACATTCATGATACCAGACTCAATGTTATCCAAATCTTCTGCTGCCTTTCGGAAATCAATGGCATTTCCAGCTGCATAGGTCCAAGGTTTATGAATCATTAAGAATGCGTTAGAAGGGACAACAACTCGATCACCAGCTAGGACGATTACAGAAGCAATGGAAGCTGCAACGCCATCTACATAAACAGTTTTTTGAGCCTTATTGCGCTTTAACATGTTATAAATGGCTAAACCAGCAAATACAGAGCCACCGCCACTATTCACATAAATATTAAGGTTACTTTTATCATCCAATTGCCCCAAAATATTTTTCACATCATCAGGCATAATGTCAGAATCATCCCATTTCCAGCCTGTATTGTTTATGATGTCACCATAGATAAATAGGTCTGCTGACGATTCCGTTTGATTTTTAATAGTGAATATGTCTTTAATTGTCCTCACCTCCTTTCAGCGACAAACCTCCACTAGCTTTCGCTAATTGGTATTCATCCGCAATCTCAATGGATACATGGTTTAGATCGACACGATGTTTATCACCATATTCTCCAATTCCATCTATATCTTCAAGCTCTAATACTTTATTGATTGAGAAAGCACCAGCATCTAACATAATCTTATAAAATTCCGCTCTAGATTTAGAATCAGCGCGAAGTAAACTTGTTAGATTAAATTTCAAATAGTAACGCTTTTGTTCATTAAATGAAAATGTTTTATAAGAAAATTCTTCTTCATACTGGATAAGAATTGGACTCAATGTATTTTGAATAAAATCCAATGCCTGTTGCTCAATGTTTGAGAATGTAGCACGATCTAACTCATTAATCATGTGTAATGGAATATTAAAAATGTTTGCAATCTCAGCCTTATCAAACTTCATACCTTCAATAAATTGTGCATCCTTTAAAGGCATCCCGACTTTCTCAAATTCTAAACCCGCGTCTAAAATTGCTATCCTTTGAGCATTATTTAAACCTGTATTTGCTTCTTCCCATGCATCACGTAGTACATTTTTCGCTTCTTTGTTTAATGGTTGTTGAGTTTTTAATATCCCACTATGGGCCGCGCCATTTGTAAAGAATTTACCTTTAAACTTTTGAGCCGCTTGTGAGCTACCTATAGATTCCCTTGCAATTTGAATAGGTGGTTTTCCTTTCAGCCCATCAGTGGATAATGTAGTGAGATGAATAATATCATAATCCGGTATTTTTACAGGTGTACCGTCCGGTAAACTAGTAAAATACCATAATTTATTCGTCTTTAAGTCAACAATTGGAGTTGTGACAGCTGGATTCAATGCCCATAATTCTTTCGGTCTGCCATCCACACCCCAGTGAATATTGATATAAGCATTTCCCCATGTATTACGGTGTGTTTCGATTAAATGTTTGAATTTAAATGGGCTTTGATAAGGATTTGGTCGTCTTTCCAAAACGAACGATACTTGGTGAATCTTATCTCTTTCTCTTCCTTTTGATGTCTTTTTGAAAACTTGAAAAGGAAGCATTGCAACACTGTTTGCAAGGATGTTAATGCATCGATATACTGTCGGGACTCCTAAAGATGATTCAACCGTAACTTTTTCACCACTTGCGGCTTGATAACCAAATAGACTTTTAAACCAAGGAGACGGATTTCTCAAATCGGTCGTATCTTGATTCTTAAATAACTGTCGAAAAATCAAAAGTTTCACCTCCTTTCTATCTTCTTATCATTACCACCCCCAACATCGTGAGAATAAGTCCTAATAGATACCATCCGTAAATTGGATTAATAAAAAAAGTCGTCCCGACAATAATGGACAACCCCGAAATAAGTAAAATATCTTCTAAAATACTGATAAAAAACAATAAAAACCGCATGTAATTCCTCCTAGAATGAGAAATCTTGACTTAATATATATGAATTCAAGTCCATCTCACCAGAATTGAGGATACAACGAACATGTGAGTTTATTACAGCTGCAATCGGATCAATTCTTTCTGTTGCTTTTGACTTGTCCAACATAATGTTTTCATTAGCATCCTGCCTCGTTATAGCATTACTAGCTGCCCAATTTAATACAGGGTTGTTATTGTGGATGACTTTCTTTAGATACACTTGTTCTCTAAAATCTTTTGTAGGTCCTGATAAAGTCGCCATTCCTTGGCGTATCTCTATCATCGTATAGCCTTCAGCTTCCATATCTTGCATAAACTGTGTTGCATTCCATGGATCAGCACATATTTCTTTAATTTTGAACTTATTCTCTTTCTCCATGTTTCTAATATGTGTTTTGATAAATTCATAATCAACTACCGCACCAGGCGTTGTCGTGATCCATTTTTGTTGTACCCACAGATCATAAGGAACTTTATCCGTTTGTCTCTTCTCAGCTAACGTATCTTCCGGCATAAAGCTATGACTTAAAACAATATACTTATCATCCTTCTTGAACTCAAATGAAATGCTCGTTAAGTCGATTTTGGCTGATAAATCGACTCCTACTGTACATTCCAAACCCTTTAATTCAGATAATTCAACAGTTCCATCGCAATCTTTCCACTTTTTCATATCCATGTAACCGTTTTCCTTCATATCAACCCATCGATTCATATTTTTAGTAAGGAAATTCCGCATTTTCTCAGGCACATCTAATGCTGATTGTAACTCTCCTTTTAAAAAAGAGCACCCTTCTTCATAACTACATAAAATAGGATTTGCTTTCTCCCATACATTTGCATTTGTAATTTCATCATCCTTATCTAATTCATTGACCATTACGAAGTATTCTTCATTTTCAATATCAATATTTGGATCTAGAATTTTAGAAACATATTGATATTCCACACGATAGCACGGGTTGTTCAAGTTGAAACCTGCCGTTGTAATAATCATCATTAATGGATTTGGTCGTGCACCCGAACCTGATACAAGGACATCATAAATCTCAGAAGTAGCATGAGCATGATATTCATCAATAATCCCACATTGAACATTTAAACCGTCACCAGACTTGCCAGCATCTTTTGATAATGCTGAGATAAAAGAGTTTGTCTTTACATGTTCAATTTTCCCATAAGCGATATTGAATTTTCCTTTTAAATCATCGCATCCATTCATCTGCGCTTTAATCTCATTCCAAACAATTTTGCTTTGCTCTGTTTTTGTGGCGCCTACATATACTTCAGACATATTCTCACCAAAGGCCATTGCTTCATATGAGCCAACACACGCTAAAGATTGTGACTTTGCATTTTTACGCCCTACTTGCCAATAAGCTTTTTTAAATCTACGTAATCCCGTATTTCTATGAATCCATCCATAAATATTGCTAAAAACAAAGATTTGTATAGAATGCGGTTCGATCCTTTGTCCAGCCAGTTTTCCTTTTGTATGTTTAAATAAAGACATCCATTTTAAAAAACGAAGTGCCTTTTCTTCATTGAAAACGTAAGGAAAATCTTCAGAACCTTCACACTCAATATCTCTTAAAAATCGTTTGCAAGCTTGCTTGTGTTTCTGACAAGCAATGACCTCACCACTTAGTACATCATCACAATAGTCCAACATCCATTGTCTGATCATGTTATACGTCAAACTCCTTTTCTACGTTAGTTTTTGGACCTTGTTTTATATTTGGAATGACAATTTTTGCTCTTGCACTTGGTGTAAGACCAAACTCAACAGCCAAAACCTTCATCTGTTCATGTAATTGCTTCTTCTTTGTAAGTAGTGGATGTGGCACTTTATTAGTTTCAGCCGCCTTGTTGGTATATTCAACAAGTAGTCCTTCTTCTCGAATAATCTTGGTGCATTCAACATAGTCAGAAAAAGCATCACAATAAGTTGCTAATGCATTTACATCTATGTTTGTAATAACATCCAACTCCAATAATTCACCTGCAATTCGTTTGAACTCTCTCTTAGCAACTGAATCTAACCATGTTGGTGGTTTTACTTTATCCTTTTTTGCTTGTAACTTCTTTTCAGCCGCTAACCTTTGATCAATTTCTTCTTTTGTTAGTCGATTTGTATTTCCTTCTAATAAATGTAGATGAATCGGTTTCGCTTTTCTTCCCATGAGAACCACCTCCTTCAGCCGAACCCCCTTTTATGGAATAAAACGAATTTTTTACACGGAAAGCTAGGCGGCGGTCTCCAGAGAGTCGGCCTTTGCTTTTTCATGGTGGGGGGCTGTTTATATTTTTTTCTTTTCATCTTCTTTTGTTTTTTTGTTATGACAAGCATGACAAAGCGTTTGTAAATTAGTCGGTTCTAATCGCTTCGACCAATTGATACGAATAGGTATGATGTGATCGACTACATCACCTATCTTAATGATGTCATTGCTTCTACATTGAACACATAAGCCATGATCTCTACGATAAATAAGCTCACGCATATCCTTCCACAGTCTTGAGTTGTAGAATGAACGTGAGCTCTTGTTTCGTATGTGTTTGTCATAGTATCTTGTGGTCTCCTGTACTTTATCTTGATGCTTACTACAATACGTATCCCGTGTCAGTTCATTGCAACCTAATAACTTACACGGCTTGAATGGTTTACTTGGCACCTTCTATTCTCTTCCTTAATCGTTTCATTTCATCCTCGATAGCCAGATTCTTTTTATTAATACGTTCATGACACTTTTTAATGTCTGCCTGATGTTTACGAACCTTATCGTTCACATATGCAGCAACATGTTCATGGCCACAATGAGGACATGTGAAGTAACACTTCTCAATACGATTAGGAAGCTGTGCTACTTTCGGTTGCATATCGTAATCTTTATTACAGTTGTAACAATAGACTTGCATCTATCCTCACTCCTTATCTGAAACCATTGTTTGAGCTATCGCTTTACCATCACAAAACAATTCAACTGTTTCATTTGCATTTGTAAACTTAGCAATTACTTTTTCTAACTTCTCAAATGCTTCCACACACTCATTAGCTGCAGCAGTTCATTCTTTAATATTTTCATTCGCTTCCTTTGTATCAACTTCTACCTTCACTGATAATGCATTGTTTTTTTCTTCATTATCTAATTCCAAAACATCAATAACATATTTAACTTCTTTCCCAATACGTTCGCTATGAATCTTCTTTATCCTAAGTTCTCCATTCTCCATTCCTTGTTGTATTTCTTGCGTTACCCTTTGTAATGAATTCATCCTTTATCCTCCTTAAAATACAAAAAGCATCCGTTATAGATGCTTTCCTTTTAATCTTTCATTATTGGCCTTCATTATTGGTTCCCATTCTAAATACAGAAGGAACATTTTTCTGTATTCTTACGCTAATTTCTTCAATTGATGCTATATGCTGAGGATTAATAGTAACACTCACCTTATTCCCCGTTTCTACATCTATGTGTGGAACATGAATAAACTTATTGTAAATTTCACCATCTTTATTAATAAGCTCCTTTTCAATCAAAACATTCGGCTGAATTGGCACAATATATTTATTTCCATTGGATAAAATAATTTTAGAATAGCCACTCATCCCCGATTACCACCCTTACTCAATGAAATGACTGACATGTAATACAATGTATTATTATTTATATTAGATTATTTTCTCCTTTAACACATACTATTTCAAAAAGGAGTACTTCATGAAAATTTCGAACTGTTTATTATTTATTTTTGTTCTTATCATAATTATGTTTATTTGGTTCGCTTAGCAATAAAAAAGAACATCCGAATGGATGCTCCTTTTTATTGACAGTATCATTCAATCAGTACCATCTGCTGGTTTCGGATTTTATGTGCCGTCATTACGAACCATTTAGAATTTTAGAAACAACATAGTGAGTTGTGTTTTCCCGCCACTTCTCACAATACAAATATAACACGAAAATTCCAAAATAACCTGCACATTTCCTGCCAAAAAGCGGTCACGACTCTGCCACTTTTTTCACTATTCTCATTTCAAATTTTTCAATTTGATTTGTAAGTTCTATTCTAATCCCTAATAACTCATGCTCTTTCATCTTTTCCTTTTTTCTAATCAACCACTCTGGATAAGCCAAGTCCTCTAATATCATTCTATAATAATTGGGATTTATCCTTAATAGATTCGGCTTTTCGCCTTGTAACATTTTATACTCGACCAATTCACACAGTAGTTCTTCGCATACCAATCCATCATCACCTCGTGTCCAATATATTTAATTGATATACAGAATTTTATCATTTTATGCTTGTCAATTACCCATATGTTTAATTGTGTGTAACTGAGCCTGTCTTGAAATCCTTTGCTATCATTGACTTTATACTACTTTCCCTTTTGAGTTACACAGTATGGAATTTATGAGTAACTGTATAGATTAAAAAAGAAAAAGCAATGCTTAGATTTTAAACCTAGTCATTGCTTTATCCATTGCATCTTGGTTTACACCTATATAACGTAACGTGACCTTCTCTGACGAGTGATTGAATATCTCCATGAGTAATGCTATGTTTTTCGTTTGCATGTACATGTGATACCCATACGTCTTTCTCAGCGTATGTGTTCCTATTTCATCTAATCCGAACTCTGCTGCAGCTCCACTTAGTATCTTATATGCCATACTACGACCAATTGGACGATTTTTTCCCTGTCTACTTTTTAATAGGTACTCATCATCTTCTCTATTTTCATTGAACCAACGAAGTTCTCTCTTTAGTGCTGCTGTAATCTGTATACGCTTCTGCTTACCTGTCTTCATCTCACGCATTGAGATATGGCTACCTTTTAAATCTCCGACCTTTAGTTTTAAAATATCACTTATACGTAACCCTGTATTGATTCCCATTACAAACAAAATATAGTTACGTGCATTCTTTTCTTTTAAATATTCTTTGATCTGTTGTATTTGCTCTGGATCACGTATGGGCTGGACAAAATTCATGATTCATTCCCTCCAGTTTCTTCAGTTTCATAGACTTCTAATCTAAGAGCAAAAGCAAGCTTGTAAAATGCTCTGGCTTTCACACGTCGATACGTACGTTCACTCATTCCCATCTCGTTATAAACCATATAATCACATATATCTTCATCTTCTAAATAACGTTTTATAATGATGTCTCTTTGATTTTTACCAGCAATCCCATTACCAAAACGACTTAATGCTTGATCTATACGAAATGCCATCTTTTCGAGCCATTCTTCACGTTCATTTTGTTGAATATTTGAGATTGCTACATCTTCTAAAGGTTTTCCCACTGCATATGTAGGTCCATGCTCTCTCTTTTCATAAGAAGGAGTGACTTTCATTTCTTTACGCATCATTCCAAATTGCTTATATATACGTATACTTTCTAGAATACCCTCTAATTTCTCTTGTGTTGCTGCTCTATCTATTTTTGGTAAGAAAGATAATTGTTTCATCATGTAAAATCACTCCTTTTTATTTTTGCATTACTTTTGTCTTATAACTCCACGTCTACGCTCATAACGTGGCCCATGAATCCCCATTAAATCTTCAATATCACGAGTGCTTAAGTTTTCTTTTCGTTTTCTCTTCTGTTTCTTTTCCACTTGCTTAGATTGTTTTTCCCATTCGCATAGTTGATCTTTTAATGCCTTCATTCCTCACATCCCCTTTCAAAAATAAAGAGGACACCATTTTTTAAAACAGCTTAATTGCTGTTCTAAAAATCGGTGTCCTCTAGTTTTCTAGCCGGACTATATTTATTTCATGATGCTCGGTTGTATAAAAAGGTTTCTCCAAGCTTTATCTAGTCTTTCTTTCTCTTCCTTTTGTACAGCCTTTGTACGACGAGCGATTGCTTTTTTTAATCTCTTTTTCTTCATCTTAGTCAAACCCTTCACTCCTTCTCTTTAAACACCCTTAATGTCCATTTTCGGGCGTTTTAATTAATTTGATACCATTACATTCAAAAATAATTAAAACGTGAATTGTACCTATTTATTAATGGTTACAAAAGGATTATTTTGTTGAGTTTCTTTTATATGGGACTGTAACAGTGGCACTAAACGAACCATCAGGACTACCCCAATCCATCCCTATTATCGTTTTTTTGCGCTGTTTCTCACCCTCCATATCAATTGCTGTTGTCATGCACTCATCACAAAAATTAACCACAATTCCTTCATCATTTGAATTGCATGTTTCTTTGTTGCACATCGGACAAATTTGAACCATGACCCTCTACCCCCTGAATAAAACTCAATATTTCGTTAATAATGTAAATACAGTTTCTGATTTTCCTTCATACCCGAAGGCTTAGTGGCTAACTTTGGTTAGCCGCTCTTTTTATGTTTTACACGAATAAAATTCTATTTTTTTCCGATACTATATTAGACTTTAAAAAGTCAGTTATAATTTTTCCCCACTCTAGCTCTCTTGGTCGAGAGATGAGCAGTTAGCTTTTGCTAGCTGCTCTTATTCTGTAAGTACATCCCATCAATAATTACATCTTTTTCAATTAGTTCTTCTTCCTCTACAAGACCATTACGAACTTTATCAATCGCTTTGTCCGCATCAGGTGCTTCCACAAACGCCTCATAAGATTTAGTTTCAGTAAATTCAACACGATATCTTTTCAAATCCATTCCTCCTTGAATAAATTCCTAACTATTGTCCATACTATAAATACACTTAATTTTTGAACTTCCTTCTTATCTTTTCTGTTAGGAGAGCAGTTAGCTTTTGCTAGCTGCTCTTTAATATTCTGTTGATGCAATGATACAAGGGCTTGTAATGTTGTCATTTTTAATTACCCATTCAAATGTTTTGCGGACTACTATTGAATCTCCAAGCGGTCTTCCACATTGGAAATTGTCCTTTTCACTTTCTGGCAATTCATCTATGTCTACATACGTAACCTCTTGCAAACTAACTTCCCCAACGAACCCTTCGTTTAAATCTTCATCATCAATACCACATTCTTCTTTGTAATATCCCTTTGCTTGTTCTTCAGTTTCAGCGCAAACCCAATCACAATCATTCATTTTAAAAACCTTCATCATATCCAATCCCTTTTCTACAAAATGAAATTTTTATTAAATTGCTTATACTTTATTTCTCAACCACAACTTATGGAATTATAATGAAATGAATGGTAATATATAGACATCTCAATTACGTTAGAGCTTGTTTCCTTGCAAGCTCTTTTTTTTATTTAAATAGCGTTTTGGTTAAAAAACTTTTCACCTTTATACTGGACAAGCATATGTTATTGTATGGAGACTCTCCGCTCATAGAAGTCTACCTTTCTTGTCTAAGAGCATGCTTATATGTATGCTCTTTTGTTTTTGCTATGAAATAACGATTTTTTTCACATTCTTTCGAGACATGCATATACTAAGGTATACGATATGCGATAATATTCGCATGGCCCTCTTGCAGGGCTTTTTTATTTTTATTTGGTACAAAATAACGATTTTATTAAAAACTTTTCACCTTTTAACTGGACAAGCATATGTTATTGTATGGGGAAACCCTCCACTCATAGGATCTACCTTTCTTGTCCAAGAGCACGATTTATACGTGCTCTTTTTTTATGTCTAAATAAAGATTTTGTTTAAAACCTACACATATATTAAAAGAATACATACACTAATCGTAGTCACCTTTATATAACTCTCTGTCAAAGAGCGCTGTTAAAAGCGCTCTTTTTATGTTTAAATAAGAATTTTATTTAATTTAATTCCTCGATATTTACAACGGTTTCTTTTAGAATCTCAGCTAAATCGCGAGCCTTCGTCATATCCCTTGTATGCAACATCGTTATCCGCCCATCTGGGAAATTAATAGCTACGCCTTGAGAAAATGTACTGAAATATATATTTTTCTTACACCACAAACATTTATTTTGATCAATGTTACATATACATGCACTACTCATTGCAATACATCCTTTCTGCAAAATAACTATTTTATTCAAATTACTTATACCAGCATTCGTTTATATACCAAGCTCTATGCCAATCATCATCTGTACTTTCTACTGCTTTATTATGATTATTAGGATCAACTAGTAAGCAATACACTTTTGCATTATCTGGATCACTTTCTTCATCTTCAATTTCGATTTGAGTAACCTTTAAGTGGTACTCCATAATTCCGTTACTGAAAACATCACCTACAGCAATATGCCAACCACTCGTTTCTAACTCTTCAACATATTTCATCTCTCATTCCCCTTTACGAATAATCTTTTTTCACATTACACATACTATCTACGAGTCAGCTTCCCATGACTACACTCTTTCAAATCGGAGCTCGTTACTCCGGACTGTTTAGGCACATGGCAGGTAACTTAGTCAATTACCTGCCATTTTTACGTGTAAGCGTAATTTTTCTACAAAATAACGCTTTTGTTATAATTCAGCCATTTCTCTAATGTCCCGGATACTTAACGAACTATGTTTTGCTGGCGTTTGATTTTTTATTTCAAGCCCTGACATGACGTTCACGATGCTTTTAGCAACAGTTCGTGGATTCATAGACTGGTCATATTGCTTACTTTCCAATTGTTCAATACGAGTTTCATAATGTGCTTTTAACTCATTCCACATTTTTTCGTAATCCATTTTTATCCCTCACTTTCCTACAAAATTCAAATTTTATCGCTTAAACTTAACGGTAGATGTTGTTTGTGTATGAGACACTTTTCCATCTACCCAATGGACAACTTGTTGTCCATATCTACTTTCTGGCGGTTTTAAAAAAATGATTTTTCCATCTTCCACAATGTAGATGCCGTTTGTTTTCATGTCTATTTCACTTTTCATTTATGTCCATTCTCCTTTACATACCTTTGTCTATTACACGAAATACAAGAGCTCTCTTGATGAAAAACGCCCTTAATCCAGCTCCATAATTTCTTTCAACGTTCGATTGGACACATATACTTTAATGATTTGAATTCTCCCATATGTTTCTACTGCTTTTTCTTTTGCTTCAGCCGCTGTATTTACTTCAAACCAACGTAACTTCTGCTTTTCATCTCGATCAAAAAATTCTACTGCGTAAGTTGGTGTAACCAAATGATTGGAAAGGAATTGTTCAGAAGTACTATGTGCTGCATAATCCATGCTTCCTACGATATCTTCCAAAGTTAATTGTTTCATGTTCCTAACCTCATTCTCACAAAGTAATTGATTTTTCCTTTTTACCGTCTATAACTTTCTCCTTCGACTTCAACCAAATAATCCTTTGCCATCCCTAGCAATCTATCAGCAGCTGCAAAACCAATTTTTTCAGGTAAAGTATATTCATCCTCATTCGAGCTGAAAATAATCGGCGCTTTCCGCTTATAGCGCTCATTAATAATTTCGTAATACATTTCTTCGCGAGATTCCGTATGTTTGCTCTTACCTAGATCATCCCAAACCAGCACATCTGCATACTCTACGACTGTATGGAGCTTTTCAAAGTATTCCTTTTTATCATCTCGCTTGGCTGACATAATCTCTGTCATAAAAGTGACATCACTTATACAAACTACTCTGCACCCTCTCGGCTGTGCATTTACAATGTCTTTATTTACAGTTTGAATATTTTGTATCACCCACCTAGCAGCTGCTATCTGGAGATGTGTTTTTCCTAATCCATAATTGTTATGAAGCTTCATTTTTTCAACCCGTTCATTGATGGATAAGGCTTTTAATCTTGCTTCGCCATATGTAGCAATATACCCAAAGCTATTGCGTGTCGTACTTCTGATTTCATTGAATTTCTTTAAGTATTCCATCATGCTGTTAAACATCTTTTTTTGCATATCAGTATTGCGTATATAATTTTTGAATCGTGCTTCTTCAAACTCTTCTGGTATCATTGCATTTTTTAATCTTGCCATTTCAGATTTTTTCTTTTGGCAATCACACACTCTCCCTGTCCATCCATCTAAAATCATTCCCGTTCCACTACATAATAAACAGGTATCATCAGGCATCTTCCCCGAGCCATTCAACGTTATTTTCATATTCTTTTTGTGATTCTGCCCGTTCTTCGTCAGTAAGTTCTCTCCATTTTCTTGTTGGCTCTGGCAGTTTTTCATAGCCCTCTTTTGCAAATCTGCCATGACTTCCGCTATGCTTGCGAATTTGCTCATTTTTCTTCACCTCATGGTCTTCTTTCGCTTCAATCACTAGCCTGTCCCATTGCTTTCTTAACTTACTAGGTGACAAGATATTCTTTTTCCAGAAGGAATGATTCTGGGACCATTCCAAGAGATAAACAATTTGTTTATTTGTTTTCTTATCTCGTTCGCGAATTAAACGGAATTCATTGGCCCACTTCTCAAAGCTTGGTTCTTTATGATCTGGGTTAGTATCTAAAATCAATTGAAATAGTAATTTAGCATGCTCCATGTCGCAAGTTTCAAACTTGTGACGAGAAGTCTTTTTATTTGTAATAATCTCTGTAGTATTCTCTGTAGTAATCTTTGTATTTGTCCCACGTTTCAATGTGGGAGCCTCCTCCGTTTTAATGTGGGAGCCTCTCTCGTTATAATGTGGGAGGGTGTCACTTTCTAATGTGATAGGGTCTTGATATAAAATGGATATTTTTTCAATACCCCACACGATTGGTTCTACATACATCACATTGTTATGCCTAATTCCGTTAACTATGATCGTACGAAATTCAATTGCGATTAATTCTCTTTTCACTAAGTATTTGCACGCTTCTATTACTTGTCTTTTAGTAAAACCAAATGAATCAGCTAATTGTTGATAACTTTTTTGAAGTTTGTCTGCTTTAAATTTTTGTTTATACTGAATTTCATTCGTTCTTTCATCCTTTATTTCTGTTGGTTTATACCAATAAAAAATCTCGCTAAGTATTGTAATTGCAACCATATAGGGCTTACCATTTTCTAAAGTGAGGTACTTAAACCACCCCTGATCTAAGGTGTTACCTTGGAGGTTTATTCTTGCGACTTTCAGCACATTGATATTCATCCCCGTCACCCTTCTCTAACTAACAATCTTTCTAGATATTTTTACTCTCTAGTTATTTCATATTTCTCAACTTCATAGATTGAATATTTTTCTATTCAATCTTTTATTTTTCATTTCTTTCTGTTAAAATCATGATTAAATCGTATTCTTTCACGAATTACCCTTTCTCTTGATCTGTGAAAACAGGTCTTTTTTTGCATCTCTTACGCAACATGTGTTATGATGAACAACACATATGTTTTTATTAGATCACCAGCCCCAACTGGTGGTTTCTCTTTACTATCCTTTTCCCTAAGAAAAAGGATTTTTGTTTCATTGGCTTATAATTTGGATTCATCTTTAAAAATGCACGTGTCTTTTTCGAATGAACAGTAGATTTTTTCATCTCTAATTTCATAGCAATTTCTTCTGTGGTATACCCCTCACCAACGTGCAGAATAATTGCCTTTTCTTTTTCTTCAAGTACACTAGTTACTTCTTCAAATTCAGTGGATAACATCACCTCTTCTTCCACATCGATTGGAGACACTGCGTAAAATTCGTTTACTGTTTCCTCATCTCGATGCAAATCAATCGAATGAATATTCATTTTATTCCTTTCCTCATGACTAACTCGTCTGCTTACCTTAAAAGGCGTTCCTTTCAAGTGAAGCTCATCACTCATTGCCCATTTCATGCCTTTCATCACGTATGCATTGAATGTATCTATTCTCTCTGGATTAGACTTCACACAATGCTCCCACAAATACATATGGCCAACTTGCATTAAATCTTCCAACTCCATATTGTTCATTTCTGCAATCTGTCCAGCTCTTGCGATACTTCCAAATTGTTGCTTAATCGCTGCAATCACTAAATATTGTTTTTTTTCAAATAATTCTTCTGCTGTCATTTTCCTTTACCATCCTTTCTTGTTTTTTAGTTATAATAGTTTGCTATACAATGGACCCTCTCCACGGATGAAGCATTGATGCCTCTACTTCTTAAACGTTCCACAATCCCTAAGATGCTTTTACGATCCTGTTCAAGTTAGTTATCATATTTTTCTTTCTCACGGTATAGCGCTATAAGCTCCCGTCGGGCCAATCGTGCTTCTTTAATCCAAGTGCAAAGTAACAATGGATCATTCTTTTGAATCGCTTCTATTTGTTTCTTTTCACAATGCTGTAAGAATTCATCGAGTATTTGTTTTTTCTTTACATCTTTCTTTAAAACTGATAACGTCATAGCGCTTTCCCCCCTCAAATTCATTCCACATCTTTTGTAAATTCTTTAATTGGTTTATCTAGTGCATAAACAGTAAATAGAAACCCACAGATGCTAAATCCAGTGATACATACTGAAAAAACACTTTCTTCCATCATGGTTATCTTCCCCTTTCGGCTTGTTCTACATCTCAGAGAACTTAATTTGAGAGTTTACTACATTGATTGTTTCGCTCAACACGATTGGCAACGTGTACTCTCCAACAATCTTTGTTGCTAATGCTAAATGACCACGTTTAATTGCTTTATGGCTTGTTACTCCAAATTCACGGTATAGCTGATTATAGATATCACGGTAGACCTTACCTCTAATCCCCGCATGTTGGTACGCATTAGATTGTTTACCACCTAATAGTGCAACGCCATGACGCTTAACTGCATTAGATATCTCATCACATTCTACTGCGAATAATGGAGCGTTTTCTCGTAAGTCTTTGACATCTGATTTGATGTGCTGTAGCTCTTGCTTTTGCCCTTCTAACGCTTCGAAAGTAAGTTTTAGAATACTCATGGGATTTGTAGGAACTTGTTGCTGTTTTTTTTATGTATTCTTTCATACGTTTAAATTCTTGTATAAATCGAATTTTTGTTTGCACTGCTTCTTTCGTGTTATAGCCGAAAACAACTAATGTAAAAGCTTCCTCTGTTAAGTTGTACTTAGGATATTTTCGACCACGTTCATTTGTGTAAGTTGACTCTCCAAAATTGGCGAGTGAGAATTCTTTACCTGCATAATCCATTTGAGTGCGAATGTCGCGAAGAGCTTTGTCATGTTCTTTTCCAAACATCTCAGCAATTGTCAAACTATCTGTTACTACCTCACCATTACTTTCAAATACTAATTCGTTATGTAACGGTTGTTCGTTTACTACTGTTAATTCATTCATGTGAAGACCTCCTTGAATTTAATAATGCTCGTCCACTCTATGCACTTGGAATGACTCGTATTGAGTTCGTATGACGATGTACCAAATGTAAATCGCCATCTACTTTCTTAAAGATTAGCCATTCATCTGCATTTAATTTGCAAGAATTGATATGCATTTTCTCCCTTTTGGTTGGTCTTTTACCGCTTTTCATGCGTGTTTCTCTCCCCTTTTCTCGTTACTTTGCAAACAACTCGTCGACTGTTGTTTTAAAATGTTTAGCCAGTCCCTTTGCTTCTTTAAGGGTAAAATCACGCTTACCATTTTCTTTTAAATAATAAGTTTGTTGGCATATGTTTACTAACTTTCCAGCATCCTCTTGCGTCATACGATTCTCTTTCCGAGCGATAAATAGGTTTTTATACATTGATATCCCCTCACAAAATCCATTTTAAGTGAACTTAAGAATTAAAAAAATAACTCAAAAGTTCATTCATTCCTGTCGTCTCTAAAATAATCAACACCTACGCCTAATACGTCCGCCATCTTACATATAACAGAAAAAGGCGGTTGTATAGTACCATTGACATATCCCGATACTGTACCTTTTGCCTTACCTAATTCTTGTGATAACTGACTTTGACTGATTTCGTGTTCAGAAAGGATGAAGGTAAGTTTTTTACTGTTAAAATTCATCATTAATCACCTCACTTACAAATCCATTATAACATAAGTTCATTAAAAGTAAACTTTTTTGTTTTATTTTTTATAGAAACTCACAAAAATGTTTGTTTAGACTGAACTTTTATATTACAATGTGTATGAGAGTTCTTTATATAACGGAGGGATAAACGTGTTAGGGACTAGGGTTAAAACACTTAGAAAAGAAATGAAGTTAACACAGCAAGCGTTAGGGAATAAAGTAGGTTTAAAAAAATCTTCCATCTCTGAAATCGAAAATGGAAATAATGCTCCGAGTAATGAAGTGTTAAGCAAAATGACAGAAGTCTTTGGTGTTACCGCTGATTATTTATTGGGACGCTCAGAGCATAAAAATTTAACAATGGATGAATCTTCCGAAATCAAAAAAGAAATGCTTGAAATGGCTGGTAAAATCGAAAAGTTTGATAGCCCCAAACAAGAAACTATTTTAAACATGATGAAGAATATCTTAGAACAAGCATCTAAATTATAG